TTACTGTGACGAATGGTGCGACTGGCACATACATTTCGGGCGGTCTTGCTACAAGCCCTGCGAATATCACAGGCTACTCAGCGGCGCTACAAATCCGTTCGCTTCCAAGTGACCCTGTTGCCGCGCTAAGTCTTTCAACAAGCGCTGGCATTACAGTCACAGGCGCACAGGGCAAAGTATCCGTCCATGCGACAGCGGCACAGACTGGCGCAATAGATGACGGCGTTTATTATTATGACTGCGAGATTACTTCTCCCGCAGGTATCGTGACCCGCTTGGTGCAAGGTCAAGTGGTTGTATCTCCTGAGGTGACTAGATAATGGCAGAAGAAGCAATAATTGTAGTTCCGAATATCCCGCAAGTAACCATTCAGACCCCTGGACCACAGGGCGTGTCCGCGAATGTGTCGGTCTTCTATGTCCATACTCAGGCAGTAGCCTCAGCGGTTTGGACTATTAACCACAACCTTAATGGCGAACCAACCGCCGTAGTCTTAGATAGTGCTGGAACACAATGCGAAGGCACTTTTTCTTACCCATCAAAGAATCAAATGGTGATAACCTTTACGAGTGCGTTCGCTGGCACAGCGTATGTGATTTAGGAGATAACTAATGGCGCGTAAGTTTTTAGTAAGCATTGACCTCAACAAGAATGAACTTCAGAATGCGGTAATTCAGAATCTAGGCACAGCGCCATCGTCACCTACCGCTGGTCAGATTTACTACAACACAGGCGACAACGAACTTTACTTCTATAACGGAAGCGCATGGGAATCTACACAGGCTGAGTCTGAAGTTCTCTACGGAACTTTTGCTTCTCGCCCATCCGCTGGAACGGCTGGAAGGCTCTATTACGCAACAGACCAAGCACTACTTTATTTTGATGATGGTGCGTCATGGTCACAGGTTTCTCCATTTGGTTCAGTCACAGCACAAACTTCTTACGGCGCGTCAAGCGGAAATGGCTCTAGCAATTTCTATGCTCGCACCGACCACACTCACGGCACACCACCGCTAACAAGCAACGCCGCAAGCACTCAGGCTATTGGCGATACCGCAACTGTTGGAACTGGAACAGCCCCAGCCCGTGATGACCACAAACACGCTATGCCGTCATTCGGTAGCGTTACCGCACAAACATCTTTCGGTGCTTCAAGTGGTAATGGTTCTTCAGTAAATATTGCTCGCGCTGACCATACACACGGAACACCAACGCACGACAATTCGGCACACTCCGCAATTAATCTTTCTGCGCTCGCAGTTCCAACAGCGGATGTATCTTTTGCTACTTACAAAATCACAAACCTTGGTACGCCAACTGTATCCACAGACGCGGCAAACAAGCAGTATGTAGATGATGTAGCGCAGGGTCTAAATATCCACGCCGCTTCATACGCCGCGACTACTGCGAACCTCAACGCAACTTATGACAACGGAACAAGCGGTGTAGGTGCGACACTTACTAATGCTGGCACACAAGCCGCATTTAGCACAGATGGCGTTACTCCACCTATCAACTCTCGTATCCTTGTAAAGAACCAAACAGCACAGAGCCAAAATGGTATTTATACCCTTACAACTGTTGGTGATGGTTCAAGTAACTGGGTTCTCACTCGCGCTACTGACTTTGATACAGCGGTAGAAATCGCGGGCGGCGACTTTACATTCGTAGATTTCGGCTCAACTCTTGCTAACACAGGTTGGGTAAATGTTGATGAAGTAACCACAGTCGGAACTGACCCTGTTGTATTCCAACAGTTCAGCGGTGCTGGAACTTATACCGCTTCTGATGGTGTCCTTCTAACTGGAAATAACTTTACTGGCGTAGTCGTAGCAAGCGGTGGTTTGACTGTTGGCTCAACAGGCTTCGCTCTTGATACCGCTATCGCTGTCCGCAAGTATGCGGCAAGTATCGGTGACGGAACAAATACCTCATACACAGTAACGCACAGCCTTAACACAAGAGATGTGACTGTTGCGGTCTATGACAATTCCAGCCCATACGCTGAAGTTATCTGCGATGTTCAACATACAAGCACATCCGCAATTACGCTTCTCTTCTCAGTAGCGCCTACAAGCAACCAATATCGCGTAGTCGTTCACGGATAAGATAGGGTAAGCGCGTGAGCCGCCTAGCACTAACACCGACAAATGTTCCAGCGTTAGCAACACCCCCAAGTGTTCCAACGCTGGTCGCTGGCGACTTGTATTACGACACAACAGCGAGCAGTTTGTTTGTTTATACGGGAAGCGCATGGTCGGCGGTAGGCAGTAATACTATTGCTGATGTAGATGGCGGACAGCCTGACGCAACCAATGGTTACAGCGGCGCATATCCTGACACACTAGCCACACAAATAGTCACAGGGGGAACTCCATAATGGCAGTCATTACACAGATTCAATTTAGACGAGGAACTGCCGCACAATGGTCTTCCACAAACCCTGTTCTTTCAGCGGGCGAACTAGGCTACGAAACCGATACAGGCAACTTTAAGATAGGTAATGGTTCAACTGCTTGGAATGCTTTGCTTGTCCTTAACGGCATTACAGCGGACAGCACAGCGACCTTTACAAACAAAACAATTAGCGCAGACAACAACACTATTTCGGGTATTGCCGCTTCTAGTTTTGTAGTGACTAACTCATCAGGACACATTGATGGTTCTGCCGCACAAAAAGCAATTCCAACGGGAACTGTTGTAGGCACATCAGATAGTCAAACCCTCACAAACAAAACTATTAGCGGAGCAGATAACACGCTTTCTAATATCGGCAATTCTTCGCTAACAAACTCATCCGTAACTGTAAATGGAACGGCTATCGCTCTTGGAGCAAGCGGTACAGTCACAGTTCCAGTATCTACTGGTATCACAGGATTAGGCTCAGGCATAGCCACATTCTTAGCGACACCTTCTTCGGCTAACCTGGCTTCAGCCGTAACAGATGAAACAGGCTCAGGCGCTCTTGTTTTTGGAACATCACCAACACTTGGTGGCACAGTAACGGCAAGCGGTATTATCAACATGACGGCGACAGGCGCAGTTGGTAATGTTAAGGACTTCCAAACTTTACAAATAATGGATTGTATCTAGGCTAGACAAGGAGAAACACATGGGTCTAATAGACCGTTTCGCTAAGAAAGTAGCCTCAGAAATAGAGAAGGCTCCCCGACTACCAGCGGGCGCTGTCGCTATGACGGAAGCAGACATGCGCCAAGCAGGACTTGTCGCACAACAAACTTACGGCAATAGCAACCCGCTACCACGCGCACCATTCTCGGCAACTGTTCCCTTTGGACCAGGCATGCCGATTACTCCTGGCGCTATCAACCCTGTCCGCGAAGATGGTCGCCCTGACCCACGCCGTTACGAATACCAAGTAGCGCAGAACATAAATGTAACCGAAACACGCTTTATCCCATTCAAGACCCTGCGAGCGAGCGCAGACCAAATAGATATTCTTCGCCGTTGTATTGAAGTTATCAAGAGCAAAGTCATTTCTCTTGAATTTGATATTGTGCTTGGACAAGACGCTTCTGAAAAGATTATCGCTGACTCAGGCAAAGACCACATCAGAGCGATGGCAGAAGCCCGCAAGAAGTTCACAGAAGACATTGACCGCGTTCGCAGTTTTTGGGAAAACCCTGACCGCTCAAATGGTTTAACCTTCGCTGACTGGATAAACATTGCGCTAGAAGAAATCCTCGTTATTGACGCATGGGCAGTATGGCCTCAGAGGACTGTGGGCGGCGAACTCTACGGACTACAAATCCTAGATGGCGGAACTATCAAGCCACTCTTAGATGACCGCGGTATGCGCCCTATGCCGCCGAATGTTGCGTATCAGCAAATCCTTTACGGCTTCCCACGCTCTGAATTCACAGCAAATGATGATGACCCAAATGCTGATGGTGAGTTCACTTCAGACGACCTTCAATACATGGTTCGCAACCGCCGCACTATTTCTGTTTATGGATTTAGTCCCGTAGAAAGAGCCTTGCCTCTTGCGGATATTTACTTACGCAGACAGCAATGGATTAGAGCCGAATACACAGATGGCGTAGTGCCTGAACTATTCTTTGAGTCAGACATTAACTTTGGCTCAAACGCACAACTCATTCGTGACTATGAAAACATCTTAAATGATGACCTTGCTGGACAGACTAACCAGCGTATGCGCGCTCGCATTCTCCCTGCTGGACTAAAGCCATTCCAGCCTGATGGATACGGCGAAAAGTTTAAGGACACTCTTGATGAGTTCCTAATTGCTTCTATCTGCGGACACTTCGGCGTTCAGCCAACTGAAATCGGCTACAACCCTAAGGGCGGACTAGGCGGCGCAGGGTTTGAGGCAGGAAAAGCGGCTAACGCACAAGCCGTAGGTGTTGAGCCACTTGTCCAATGGATAAACAAAATGCTCACAAACATTTCTTATACCTATCTCGGTATGCCACGCGAACTAGAGTTCAAGTTGCTTACATCTCGCCGTTCTGATGATGAGGCTAACGCCCGTAAATCACAGATAGAGGTCACAAGCGCGGGCAAGACTATTAACGAGCGCCGCTCTGAACTAGGTCTGCCTCTCCTAGATACCCCACAAGCAGATATGCCGATTATGGTGGCAGGAGCAGAGGTTCTCTTGTTCTCTCCTGATGGAATTATTAACGCTAAAGAAGTTTTGACCGCTTCGACACTTGATGAAGACGGCAACGCCCAGGGTGATGGCTTGAATATCGCAGAAAACGGCACACCCGCGCCCGAAACAGAGAGCGAAGAAGAAGCAGAAGAACTAGAGATGGACGCTGAGGTTCAAGCCGAGGTCAAAGCGTTTATGAAATGGGCGAATAAAGGGAAGCGCAACCGCCAATTTGAGTTCCTCAAACTAGATACAGTCGTGGCAGAAGCCCTTAATCGTTGCGCATACGAGGGCGACCTGGAAACGGCTAGGTCAATAGCAAAAGCCTATCTATCATGAAATGGGGCGCTCATGAAGTTGATGGGCGCTTGGCGGCAAAGAACGCATTAAAAATAAGGGCGGCTTTACGAGGCTCTGCTAACTGGCGGCGTATCTTTGAGGCATACCAACGCACACAGCCCGCAGTAAGCGACAACCCTGCCCAAGACAGAGCGCGAGCAAGAGCCTGGGCTATGTTGAATGTCCAATTTGATAATGAAGCGTTAGGCGCGGCGCTACGCCGTGTTTGGGCGGATGGATTTGCCCTGGGTATAACCGCGGCAGATGACGCAGTACGGCGAGCGCGAGAACTGAAGAAGGCTGACGATACTGATTATGTGGACTGGAAGAACTGGAAGCCTGGTGACGCGGCGGCGGCATTGTTGCTCAAACCAACCAAAGCATTTCTTAGATTACTAGAGATGTTTGGCATTACTATCCGCGGTATAGACCAAACTGGCTTTGAGCGTTTAGGCACAGCCCTATCTGACTCTATTGCCCTGGGTCTATCTCCTAGCAGAGCCGCCAAACTAATCCAAGATGCGGTTTCTGACCCAGCCCGCGCCTTGACTATTGCCATTACAGAAACAAACCGCGCTATCAGTAGAGCAACAGTAGAGAGATACCAAAACTACGGATTAGAGCAGATGGAGTGGGCGACTTCTAGCCCTTGCGATAAGTGCGCACAGAACGAGGGGCAAGTAGTCAATATCGGTTCGTCATTTAACAGCGGGGCTACCCAACCGCCGCAACATCCTAATTGTCGTTGCGCACTCCTGCCCGTCATTCCTGATGATGAACAGATTACAGACGACAACGGGGTAATAAATGTTATTACTAACTTTTAGAAAACTGATAAAGTAAAGGCTCTGACTAGGAGAAATAATGGCTATCTATCACCAAACAATTAACATCAGCACCACTCCTATCCGAATTGCGCAAGCCGAAGATGGTGTCCAAAAGGTGATGGTCTATGTTTTTAATAATGACGCTTCGGCAAATATGTGGGTAGGCGACCCTACAGTATCTAATACTGGAACTGACTTAGGCTACAAAGTGCCGAAAGATACTGGCACAGTCTTTGAGATTTATGGTGGCGAAGAACTGTATGCTGTAAGCACAACGAATATAGCGGTTTCAATTATGACCACAGGAAACGATAACTAATGGCAGATGGATTTGTTCCACCCCAAGCGGTTCGTAATAATGCGAAGCGCGGTCTTGAACTTCGTGAGAAGCATGGACGCGGGGGAACAGCCGTAGGTGTGGCTCGCGCTCGCGACCTATCTAACGGCAAAGCAATTTCGCTCTCTACTATCAACCGCATGGTTTCTTATTTCGCCCGCCATGAAGTAGATAAGAAAGGCGAAGGCTGGGGCAAAGATAGTGCTGGCTACATAGCATGGTTACTATGGGGCGGTGACGCAGGGAAATCCTGGGCGAATGGTATTGCTCAACGAGAAAAGAAAAAGGACAAATCCACAATGACTAATCTAACGACAGCCTTCTTCGACATTGTTAAGGCAGACCGAAATCCTGACGGCACAATGCTGGTTTATGGCAAGGCGACAGATGACTCATTAGATATTGACCAACAAATCTGTGACCCAGCATGGCTTGATACCGCTATGCCTGACTGGTTCAAATCAGGAGGAAACATTCGTGAACAGCACAGCAATATTGCGGCGGGTGTTGCGAAAGAGTATGAGAAGAAGGCGGATGGGCATTACATACATGCTCTTGTCGTGGACCCAGTTTCGGTCAAGAAAGTAGATACTGGCGTTCTCAAAGGTTTCAGCATTGGCATTAAAAACCCTCGCGTAGTCCGTGACCAAAAGGCGGCGAACGGAAGAATTATTGACGGGCAAATCGTAGAGGTTAGCCTTGTTGATAGACCCGCTAACCCTAACTGCCAGTTAGTTCTTGCGAAGTCTGCCGAAGGTGAGAATGGCTGGTGGAAGGTAGAAGAACTCATTGAGAAGGAAGAAAAGAAGCCTAATTACGAGGCTATTAATGCTGGCGGCGGCGGTTCAGAACCAGCCGATAAAGAACTCTATAACCGCGTTAAGGCAGAAGCCAAAAAGAAGTTTGATGTGTACCCTTCGGCTGTCGCTAACGCTTGGGTAGTCCGCGAATACAAGAAGCGCGGTGGCACATACAAGAAAAAGACCAAGAAGGCGGCGGATACCTTACAATTAGAGGAAGTAACCGAGAGGAAAGCCATGGACTTATTAGCAGAGGACATTATTGACATGTCTAAGTCGTATGCCAATGGCGACCTTGTAAAGTTTGATAAGAAGACTTACGACAATGCCCGACAAGCATTGGCGCAACTCATCGCTATCGAAGCAGAAGAAATGGGCGAAGGGCATAACGAAGAATCCTCGCTCTCTCACCTAATCGCCGCAGTCCACCACCTCTTTGCATGGTATGAGGGAGAGGAAGCAGAAGGAGAAGTAATGGAAGAAAACATTGAACTTGCCGCACACAAGGACAAGATGATGCCGAAAGAAGGCGAGAAAAAGTCTGACTTCATGAAGCGTTGTAAGGACGCTGGTATGGAAGATGATGAAGCAACAAAGTGCTGGGATAAATACATGGCGGCGAAAGCAGACATGAAGGAAGACGAAAAGAAATCTCATCACAAAGACGATAAGGAAGATGTAGAGAAATCGGCTGATGTTGCTAAGTGCCTAGAGTGCGGATGCTCGCAACCTGGCTCTGACCATGGTCTAAAGACCACAAATGATTTCGCTAATGTTGCGAAGCCATCAAATGTTTCCACGGCTGAAATGTATGCGCCAGGAGAAACACCGAAGTCTGCCGAAGCAGACGAAGCCCCAGCGGAAGAAAAGGTTGAGGAAGAAACAACCGAACCCGCTGACGCAGAAGTTTCTGAAGAAACAGATGTTCCTTCAGATGTAGAAGCAATAGTAGAAAAGGCTGTTAAGAGTGCTACCGAGTCCATTAGGACAGAGGTCGCTTCACTTCTATCCGCAAAAGAGGCGGCAGAAACGAAAGCGGCGTCCTTGGAGTCTGAGTTAGCAGTAGCAAAGTCTTTGGCTGTTGCTGGCGGTCCTAAGAGAACCGCGAAGCCAGTAGATAGCAAGATTAGTGACAACCTCACTAAAGCCGCTATGTATAAGGCAAAAGCAAATGCAACCACAGACCCACTATTGGTCAAGGGCTATCGCGCATTAGCAGAGAAATTTGCTACCGCGGCTGAAGCCGAATTGACCAAATAACTCACGAAAGGAAAACAATGGCTCTCCAAGCCCCTAAGGCGGCAGACCTGTTTGATGGCGCTTCTCCAGTAGAAGCGGCAGAGCGCATGGAAGAATTCCAAGCGACTCTAAACAAGTCACTCGCAAATGGCGTTAGCACCCCAGGACAAACTCCTGTGGCTGACCCTGTTGCCGCAATGGAACAACTCGCTATCAGTAAGTCTTTGACTGCTGAAGCCTCAGCAAGCCTTCAATCTGCTCTAAGCGCACAGCGCCTAGCCATGCAGGATATTCAGAAGGACATTACCCTTACAAGCCCACTTAGCACATCCTTCGCGGCATTTGACCTCGAAGCACCATCTAAGTTGCTTACACCACGCCCAACCCCACTCCGTAACCGCATTCCTCGTAAGAAGGGTGTCGGCACCTCACACCGCGTAAAGCGCATTACTGGCTACACAGGTACAGGTACAGGCGGACAAGGACAGATTTGGCCTGGTATTACTGAAAGCACCACAACTACTTTCGGTTCAATTAACTACGAGCGCGGACCTAAGATTTCTTACACCGCAGATGACCTCGTATTGCCATACAACTCATACTCACTATCTGACAGCGTTTCGTTTGATGCTAACTTCTCAGGCCTTGGATACCAAGACCTACGCCAGTTGTCATCAACTTCAACACTTTACGCAACAATGTTGATGGAAGAAAGAATGATGTTAATGGCTCGCGGAACAGCAAGCGGCTACTCAGGCGCTCTATCTGCACCAACCTTTACACTCGCTTCGCCAGTAGCAGGAGCAGGTCAGACCGCTCTTGCCGCAACTACATACTTCGTCAATGTTACCGCTGACGCTGGTGTATCTGCTAACGGCTTCGGTGAGTCCATTCTTGGCACAGAAGCAAGCACCGCTGTCGCTTCAGGAGATGTTCTAACAATTACTGTTACAACTCCTGTCGTTGGCGCACTTGGATACAACATTTATGTTGGAACCACAACTGGTGCGGCTAACTTGAAGTATCAGGGAACTCTAAAGGGAACTGGTACATTCACAATTCAAGGTGCTGGCGCAAATGTAACTGGTAACAACGCCGCATTCACAACATCAGGAGCCGCCGCTTCTCGCGCAACCGCAGATACTTCTGCTTACGCGACAGGTTATGACGGAATCCTTCCAACTGTTCTCGGTCCAAACAGCGGCGCTATTAACGCAATTAACAGCGCATTCAGCACCTCTAACCCAGGCGTCGAATTCCAGGCTGTATTCGCAGACCTATACGAAGCAGTTAAGGCTGACCCTGATTTGGTATTGCTCAACGGAAATGACCGCAAGCAACTATCAGACGCAATTAAGAGCGGCTCAACCGCTAACTATCGCCTCGTAATCAACGACCCAGGCGCAGGTGGAACTACTTATGGTTCTATCGTGACTGGTCTTCAGAACGAAGTGACTGGTAAAGCAGTTGATTTGATGGTACACCCATGGTTGAACCAGGGCGTAGCACCAGTCCTCTCCTTCACTCTCCCAATTCCTGATACTGAAGTATCAGATGTTTGGGCGAACTTCATGGTTCAGGACTACATGGGTATCCAATGGCCTGTAACCCAGTTTGCGTACGAATTCTCCACATACTTCCGTGGAACATTCTTCTGCACCGCTCCTGCTTGGAATGGCGCAGTATCAGGTATCGTAAACGCATAAATAACTAAATAGATTCGGGGGGTGTGGGCTTTGAAACCCCGCCCCCCTTATCATTAGGAAGGAGCATAAAATGGCAAGACTTGTAGCACCCGATAAAGGCGTTAAAGAAACAGTTATCGGCGGCAAGACATACAACCCTGACCGCGGCGGCATTTACAATGTTGAAAGCAAGCGTCATCAGGAACTTATGAAAAAAGAAGGCTATTTTGAGGCATCACTAAATCCTTATTCTCATGGCGACCACGGCAGAGGATTTACTTGCGTAGAATGTGGCTTTGATGGTTGGTTTCGCAAGTGTGGAAGGTGCGGTCACGAAGCCGAAACCCCAGTTATGCGAGATGGAGAATAAATGGCTACGGGTATTACCAGTCTGACCTTTGAGGAGAACCCCTACATTACAGTAGCGGAATACAAGACCGCGCCAACAGCCTTACAAACTTCTAACCTAGTTGTAGGCGGCAACGAGGCGGCGCAAGACGCAGAACTCGCTCGTCTTATCCTCAGGGCTTCGTCATTTATGGATGAATACCTAAACCAAAATCTAGTAGCCAACCTAATCACAGAAACACAACGGGTTCGCATGACCCCACAAGGTTACATTTCGTTACATCCGAACAATAACCCTATAATCTCCCTAAATAGTTTTCAGTATGGAACAGACCCAAACAACCTTCAGACTTTGACTGACCCATCAACGGCTTGGTTTGAGAACTCGCAAGTGATTATCCCCTTGTCGCAACTCTCAACCACATACTCTAGCCAGGGTCCGTTGGCATTTGGCGGCGCGGCTTCCCCATACACACAGATATTTACTAAGTATTCGTATGTCGCTGGCTTCGCTAATACGCTGACTGGCACAGTATCCGCGGCGGCGACTAGCCTGACTGTTGTAGATGGCACAGGCATTGTTGCGGGGCAGAAATATAGAATCCTGGACGGCGCAAAGACAGAAACAGTAGAGGTCGCAAGCAATTATGTTTATGGCTCTACAACTGTGCCGCTAGTTTCTCCCCTTGCATTCGGTCACACAGGGGCAGTATTCAGCAATATGCCAAACGCTCTAAAGCAAGCATGTATTTTAATCACAAGCGCTTTCCTCAAAGTTCGCGGCGATGGTTCTATGATGATGAGCATGACTCAGCGCCCAGTAGGGCAGGTTCAAGGCTCAGATTTATACGGCTCAAACATTAAAATCGCTCTTGACATGATAGACAAGTATCGAAGGGTTCGCTAATGGCAGGGCGCGTAGGCGTAAGAGATACCCTATTTAAGTGGCTTCTTAATGGCAACATTAAGCACCTAAATCAGATATTTACTTCATTTCCAAAGCAGATTAACTTTGAAATAAATGCTGTCGCTGGTGAAATGTCGCGGGCGGCGGTAGTTATCTTCATACAAAGCGAGCGCGAAAGCCGTATTGCAGTAGGTGGTCCACACAGCGGTTGGAAGCGGATAGATTACACAGTAGTCCTTCAAGTCTTTCATCACTCACTAGAACCAAACGCTGAAGCGGCGATGGCAGACTTTGATGTTTTAATAGACAGCATAAAAGAACGACTACGAGAAGACCATAACTTTGGAGATTCCACAGGAACGCTTGTGTGGCAGGGTGCTGAA